GTCAGCAACATGATGATTGCATCGAGCGTCATGTCACCGACTTGTCGCGGCGAGTACCCGTGTCCACCATCCATGGGATTGTCACACAAGATCCTGACATGACGTGGACCGATACCCCACATCAAATCATGCGGATGATTATCCAGCACAGGCTCAGCAGCATCACCCGTATCTTCTGTGAGCCTTACCCATTTCCCAAGTCGGGAGCCGACAACGTCTCAATGCTCTGGGCAATCTCAAGCAGCCTGCCTCGATTTTTCAACACGAGTGGATCAGACTCAATCTCCGCTCGTGTCACCTGACCACCACAGCACATCCAGACCATTGAGATCTGGCCATCCAGCGAACCTGTGATCCACCAGCTGATGTACGGGACCTTTGTCTTGGGACTGTCAGAGCCCGTCATCTGCTTGTACTCAGCATCACTGAGCATACCTTGATCGACAAATGCACCTACCAACTTTTTGTAAAATCGATTGACGGCTGCCTCTTCTTCCGGCAGTGTCACCCCCTCGTCCTGGGTTTCCAGGTACTGGTCGACAAACTCCCGCAGTTTGGGACTGAGCCGAACCTTCTGCCAGTCCACTGCAAACTTGGGCGGCAGGTTTGTCAGGTCCCAGCGGGCCGTCTCTTCGATCTTCTCCAGCATGACACGATCCCGCTGCTCCGGCGTCAGCAGATCGAGATTGTCGCGGTAGGATTCCAGATACTGTCGTCGATAGCGATTGAGACAATCACGTTCAACTTCCGCCAACTCCTTCAGCGTCAGTCCGCGAGGCTTGATCTCCTTGCCTGCGATAGTGAACGGATCCGGACTTTCGGCTTGCACCGCACGAGCTACGTCTTCTGCCATGGTGTTCTTCTCCATGTCGGTTAAAGAAAACTCCTGGTGAGCTCACGCCCGCCAGGAGTTAGTCAACTGTTACATAAAATCTGCTTAGGCCGGCAACGAGCGACTGGTCGCCCCGCTCTGTCCCGGTCGATAGAAGATGCCGTCGGCACCCCAACTGGAGTCCCAGCCGATGACTTCTTCACTGTCGATGTCGACAGACAAGCTGAAGTCATCGCACAGTGCACGCGGGAAGTCCCAGTACAGTGCAACGTTGTCCATCCACAACACAGCGACAGCGATGTCGCCGGGCACAAACAAATCAAACTGCTCGGAGGCCGTGTCGTACTTGCCTTCAGCCTCGAAGGTCGCATCACGTCTACCGGCCGCCCGGTTCGTGTACCCTTCGCCGTCACTGTCACCCCACTCACTGGTACTGGCCATGGTCGGGTTAACCGACCAAGACGTAGTGCGGGCGATCAGTGTTGACGCGACTACGAACTTTCCAGTTCTGCCGGTCAATGCGGTTTCTGACGACATCATTCACCTCACGAAGTGGAAGAGCTGGAAGAGCTGGACGAACTGTTTGAACTGCTGCTACTGAGACTGGAAGCACTCGAGGACGATACACTCGAGCTGCTGGAAACACTAGACGAAGAGACGCTGCTACTGCTGGAAGAACTACTGGACGACGAACTGCTGCTGCTGCTGGAACTCGAATCGTCGTCGTCGTGACGAGCAAGGATCGAGAGTTTGAAAGCAACAGCACCACCATTGGCTGTCAGTTTGATGCGGTGACTGCTGGCATCCGTCACGTTGAAACCAGCTTCCGCAACCTGGACTTTGGCCAATGCCCCTTGACCGCGTAAAGCCCCACCCGTTGCGACGGTGTGGATCCCAATGGGTGTCCAGCCGGCAGTTCCGTCCGGTTGGATTTCAAGCTGACCAGCGTCGGTGATCGCGTTCTGATTCTCAATAAGAATAACTGCAATCTCTTCCAGCGTCATCGGCTGACCGACAATGTCAGCACCTGCACCAGCACCGATGTCGATACCGCCCAGGTCGTACAGGTCGATCACGTGATCGGCCCCGCTGAGGATCGTCGCCTTGTACTCCCACGCCCGGCTGGCTTGCAGATCACTCACACCATCTGCCATCGTGCGAGTGACATCATGATTGACACTGCCCGATGCGGAACGACCGGTATCCGTCGTCATTACATTCTTCACCGCTGCGGTGAGCTGCATGACGAGCTTAGGCGACTGGAGTGAACGAGTCATCGGGCGTCCTTACGTCTGGTATTGCTGGTCCAATTGAACCAGGTAGTTGATCGTGATTTGGTACTCTTCATCGCCGGTGCGGGTGCCGAAGTGGCTTTGGTACTGTACTAACAGCAAAGTTCCCTGCGACAAGGTGGCTGCCTTAGGTGCTGTGGTGGGGTGGCCCCCAAAGTAGGCTAGTACAGCATCCGCCAGCTCACCCGCTATTGCCTTGGCTGTTTTACCGGACCCGGACATCCCTCTGGCGTGCACTCTAAACTCAACTGGCACGCTGACAATCTGGTGTTTCTCGTTCTTGTCGTGCCCTGTCATTCGGGCGTCGACTTTTACCTTGCCGACTTCAATCACGCAGTACGGGAAGGGTTGGCCGGGTGTCGCTTCTTGATCGTGGAGAGATTCGTATTGGTTTCGATTCGCCTCAGCCCAGTTCTTCTTAAACTCCCAATCCAGCCCTTGTGTCCAGATGGAGGCGATGACCGAGTCAGCGGACAGTGTAACGATGCTCACGCAGGTCCTGATCCGAAGGTCAATGTCGCCGAGTACCAGTTGCTGTCAGCCGTCGCACCAAAACTCTTATCAGTCCGAAGAGTGTGTCCATTTGGATGTTTGTAAACCTGGCCACTACCAACCGGACCAGCCTGCGACGAGTGTGATTCGTGTGTCTGCTGAACAAACCCAGCAGCAGTGGCTTTCTCTACCAACTTAGACAAGATCTTCTTTCCGGCCTGACCGCCTCTCTTTTCCCATCGAACGCCGTCGGCTGTGGCCTTCGATCCGGAAGGCATCATCTTCGTCAATGCCTTCCGCTCTTTGGCAGCCTCTGGAGAGAGGCCTGATCCGCCTCCTGATCCGCCTCCTGATCCGCACGTCGGGTTCACACCGCCACCTGGTCCAGTCGGGCAGAACGCCTTCTCGGCAAGGGCGGCGAAACTGGTAGCAGCCTTGGCCATCGAATCGGCGAATTTGACTTTGTCAACTTTCATTTGATCGGTCCCGACAAAATCGCCATCACGTTGTCGCGTTCTTCATTCAGTGTTCGCACAAGGAAACTTCGATCGAGCTGCGGCAAGGTTTCCAGCATCACTCCATAGTCCAGCGGGGTTCCCACAAACCCCGCAAAATTCCCTTCCCCCGGCTCTTCATACGCACTGAAAATTGTCTTCATCAACTGCGTTGTATCGGCCTTGGGGAACTCTCCCTTCTTAGACCGATCAGACACGACTGTACGCTGTACCGGCTTTCCATTCTCCAAATGGGTCTTGACTGTCTTGGTAACCGGTCGGCTGATGTTGCGAATGATCTTATTCTTGACAAGCTCAGTCGCAATCCTGACCCTCTTCTTGAGGCTCAGGCTAACCGTACCACACACCTCCTTGATGAACCATTGCGTCTGTATGTCAATTGTCGCTGCCCGGTCAACACGTCGTTGGCGGGCAGCTTCAATCGATCTGATACGTCGCTCTTCGCGACTAAGTCCGTCACTTGGCTTCTTCGCCACGTTCAGCCGCCCTGGTTGGCAAGGCGATCAACCCACGCCTCGAAATCCTTCTCGTATATCGGCTGCGTGTTCTGCACGCGGCTTCCGGGGTTGAGCATGAAGTAGCCAGGCAACGCCTCGAGGTCTTCCAGGTCCGGCATACTGCCGCGGACCTTCTTGGCTTCGTTGGCCTGCACCAGCCACACCATTTCTCGGCACAGCGTCTTCATCCGATGGCGGTCGAGCTTCCCTTCCACCGTGTGCTCAAGTTTGATCTTGGCATTACGGTAAGGAGTCTTGGTGCGGATCCACTGCTGCACCAATTCCATGATCCGCTCATCTTTTGCAAGCGGATCAATCACCACGTAAGTGCAGTCGTTCGGATTAACGTGCAACTGCATGCCGGGCGTCTTGGGGAAGTCGCCCATGTTGATGATCTGATCCTTCGGGATCACCATCTGGCCAGTGCGGACGTCCCGCACACCTTTGGACGTGTCAATCGCACTTCGCAGAATCAATCCCGGTACTGCCTGAATGATCAGGTCACAGTTCCGCGGATGGTCTGCCTCGATCCCGAACGGCGGAATCACTGAGTCGATTTGGGCCTCTTTGGCCGGCGAATCTTGTGTCGCAGTGGGCATGTTTGCCCTCCTTTCTTTGTTCTTCGATCAGCTATACAGATGTTCTTCGATAAAAGCAAAGACAAACCTGGCCGTCGGCCGAAGAACAAAACCGACGGCCAGGCGTGGCGTAGAGTGGGCCCTCGTGAAGCCCACCCCTCGTACACATTAGGCCGGTGCGGTCGACGTGACAGCAGCACAAGCACCACGCTCGAGCTGACCGCCGTATCGGGCCATCGCGACCATCAGCAACTCGTTGTTGCGGATCAGCGTGTCACCCTCGGTCGACTGCCGCATGGACAGTCCACGCCGACGGTACATCCGGTACCGTGCAAGGATGGCGTAGAAGATCTGCGAGTTCGTCAAGGACTCGTTGATCTTATACGGCCGCTGCATCCAGGAGTACGAGTCGTAATCCATTCCGCCCAGGCGACGAGCATCGCTCGCTCCGACCGGAATAGCACGCACCCGCTGGTAACTGGTTTCCGTCCCGACGAACACGGCGGACGACTTGACGTTCGCCTTGTGCTCCTTCTTCGGCACGCCGAACCGCAGCGATTCGTAGTTGCCGATGGACGTGGCCCCACCGAAGCTGACGCTGGTGGTACCGCTCTTGGTCATGATGCCTTCGGGCTGGGTCGTGCCATTGCCGACGGCAATGACATCGTCCAGGTCCTCAAGCAGCCGTTCACCGTACTGAGCGGTGATGATCGGGCCGAAGTCAATCGGCGTGTCGGACAGGAAGTCCAGTCCGAGCCGGATCGCACCTTCCCAGCGGAAGATGGTCGTATCGAAGGCTGCGACGTAGCTCGCCGTGTTAAACAGCGAGATAGCCGTGTCATCGACACCGCCCCAGCTTCCAGTCACGTTGCCGACCGACACACCTTCCACCCGACGACCGCGGTCCAGAGGAACCTGAGTCACCAGTGGGTAGAGTTCGCCGTTCAGTAGCGGGGTCTGGATTACCATGTCGTCGAAAACAATCGGAGCAGCTTCCAAGCCGCCCGAAGTGCTGTCGTCGATCAGGGCCTTCTGCTCTGCCGGCGTCAGGCGGCGGTTTTTGATGTCGGCGTAATCGCCGCCATCCGAAGATCCACCCCACGTCATCTTCTCCATCGCATGGCAGAGCAGTTCCCTGTCGTGCTGGGGAAGCTGAGCAAACGCCAGCGACCGGCTCTTGAGCCGAGCAGTCTGCACAAGGAACTTGCCGTACGCTCCGGCAACCGCCTTGTCCAGGTCCGACGCCTCGTGGATCGTCCGCGACGCACCTTCCGAGTAGTCCTTGACCGGCTTGCCGGCCAACGGATGGGCCTTGCCCTTATCCGTATACTCGGGGAACGTCAGGGCCGACTTGGTGTCGGTGTACTGCTCCGCAACTTCCTTGATGCGAACGCTGAAGGACTTCTCTTCGCCATCGACGTCCTCATCGACAGGTCCGGCGGACCGGGTGAAGAGCTTCTCTAGCATCGAAGGCTTGGCCTTCTCGCCGGTCGGCTTAGTCGTCTTTGCAGACTTTTCGCCGTCCGGCTCTTCGCCGTCCTTGGTTTCGGCTTCACCAGACTTCTCGTCGGTCTTCAGCGACTTGCTGATGTCCTTGAAGGTGTCCGAGATGCCCTTGAACAGGCTGACCACGTCGTCGGCCTCTTCGTCTTCCTTGGTCGTGGACAACTCAGTGAGCTTTTCCGCGGTCAAGGTGCCAGCCGCCAACGCCGTGCCGGCGGCCTTCTTGAACTCATCGTCAGTGGACGTCGCCTTGACGTTGCACTCGTCGATGAGCCACTTTCGCATCTTATTGGTGAGTCGCATAGGTGCTATCCTTTCGTCAACTCACTACAGTCTGGATAGCGTCAACGACCACCGTTGACAGCTACTCCTCTACCGTTCCCTCTCCCGTTTCCCAGCATTCGCAAGCTATATTCCCGCCGCTTTTGCTGGGCCCTTTCGGTTCCGTAGATCTCTTCCCAAGTCCTACCTTTACGGGAAGCCCCGACCGCTTGTCTTTGTTCTTGGGATTGAAATCTTTTTATCTGAGCCTCTCGACATTTCTGCCGAATTGTATGTGACCTCTTACTGCCGGTATTAGCTAGAACAGCTTTCGCCTGCATTTTTCGGGTGTGCTCAATTCCATGATTACCGCCTTCGCCGCCCGGCGTCATGTTGTATCCATCCGGCGCCTGCGTCTGCAGATCTTGAATAAAGTCTATTTCAAGTTTACTCAAGACCTGTCGACTAACAACTCCCTCAAAGAGCACTTCCCAATCAAAAGCCGCATGTCCGTACTTTCTTAAAGCCCGATGGAAGCAAAAACGTACACCCGCTTCCTTTAACGAACACAACTCGTGCGTTCGACGTCTTGCAGAAAGCGCATTACGGGTTTTCCCGATGTATCGCTTTCCGTTTACCCGATTGACCGCACAGTAGATGATCGACATGCGTTGGTTACCGGCTCACAAGAGCTCGGATCTGCTTCGTCCTGTTGTCCCGCTTGTCGATGGACTTCAGGGTTTCAATTGTCTTGGTCATGCGTTCCATCTCTTCAGGCGTCGCCTTGATGAGGAACTCAGCCATTGCATCCTTCGCTGTGATGTCCAGCACCGACACCTGAGACGGCGGCGGATCACACGCCTTGATGATTTCAACGAGCGTCGTCTTACTCTGGCGACACAGAGCTCGACCGCCCTTGGACAGCAGCAGTTCCTTCTGATCCAGTTCATCGATGCTGTCGTGCACGTTTTGCAATGCAGCTTTGTTCTTGCCGCTGAGTACGCGACCGGACTTGATCGACTTCTCGATGATGTCCGTACTGACTTCGATCCGCACTTCCTTCATCGAGCCGACAAACTTCGGACCCTTGTCCGTCATCTTCCATTCGGCTCGATAGTAAGAAGCTTCACCTGTCGGCTGACTCACTGCGATGACCGCATTACCATCGTAGGTGGCAAGCAGGTAGGCGTAACCGCCGCCTGGCTGATTGCTGAGGTCCATTCCATTCTGCTTGGCGAAGGCGGTGACCTTCTCGTACAGGCCGGACTGGATGTTTTCCCACGACCCGGTGAGTGCTGACCCGCTTACGTACCCCTTGCTCCAGTCGGGCTGGAAGGCCTTGGGCGCCTTGGCCGGTGTGCTGCCGCACTTGGGACACTTGCCGTCCACCAGTGCAACAGTGCCGCAGCTCGGGCACATCACAACGCCCATGTCGTTGTTCGCGTCGGCTTCGTCTTGGTCGACGGCAGCCTTCTCTTCTTCCATTCCGTATCCGCACTCCTCGCAGATACCGTCTTCGTTGAGCGGTGATTCGCAGTCGGGGCACATGGCCTTCTTAGCCTTCTTGTCGTCCTTCTTGCAGTCGCACTCCTTTGCCGGCTTGCCGCAACTGCACGTCACTTCTTGGTCGTCGGGACCTTTCGCTTTGCTGTCGGCAGCTCCATCTTCTTCTCCTGATGCGCCGGAGCAACCGCATCCTTCTTTGCCCCCGCCCTTCTCTTCGAGTCCATACTCTGCATCGATGTTCTTCCCGTTGAGCATTACCTGGAGGTCCAGCTTCACCGGTACGGTGGTTGACTTCGCCATCGACTTCTCCCGAATCTGCCGACCGACCCCCTTCATCAGAGGGCTTGTCAGCTTCTTGCTTTCCACCAGGGACATGATAACTTCCTCGACGTCCGCGTCGGCATTAGACGGTACGGACACAAGGGACTCTTCCATGACTTCAAACTGCTTGACATCGAAGCCTCCTTTGCCCGACGTGCGTCCGCCGCCCTCTTCTTTGAGGTTGTCGAACGCGATGGCACGGAAGCCATGTGAGAACCGACCCATGTCGTTCTCAATCATCACCGCTGAATCGTGTGCAAGATCGTTCATGTCAACGATCGCACTGTAAACCACCAGCTTCTTTGAGTTCTGCGAATGCGTGCCGAGGTATTTGCCAATCGGCAGCGTATGGACGTGTTGCCACAGCAACAGCATCTTGGGATCGATCTCCGCACCCTGCGTTCGCAGGATGTCACCGTCCCGATCCTTCCGCGGCGTGGTCAGCACGTGGCGGAAGACCATCAGTGTGTTCTTGGGCAGCTCGATGCCGTCCGGCAACAGTCCCTGGGCGTAAATGTCCGTCGCCTTCTCCTCCACCTCCATGTCGGGGTTGGAGTAAGTCAGCGTCTTGGCCGCCTTCCGCATCACGTCATCGAAACTGGTGTTACCTTTAGCGGCGTACCGGTAACACAAATCGGAACCTACGCACTCATAGATCGTCTTGACGTACGCATCTGCCGTAGAGATACCGTAATTAAAACTCGTCTGCTTTTGCTGACGAGCACGGATCTCTCGAACCAGTTGGTCGTGCGTATCGATCACGTTTGCCGTCCGATGTAGTGAGCGTGCAAGTGCGACGATGCCGCATCCACACTCAAGAACTTGATTCGCTTGAAATCAGCAATCTCGAACAGTTTCGGAGGATGGGCAGCAGCGAGATACATTCCACGCTGATCACCCGGCACCGTTACGTTGTCCATGGTGTAGTTGATGCCGCCCGCAGAGGCAGCACACTGCAACTCAACGTGTGTAGCCTCGGCAGGAACCGTGCCGAAGTCCGTTACCGTTTTGACGGCATTGGTGCAGGCTACTTGTGCGTATCCGATGTACATCAGCTTCCGCCGCGTGCACAGGCTGTGGCGTCGATGATCAACAGTTGATCAACAGCGACGAGATCATCTTTCTGAATGCGGCGGACCCAATCCAGGATCGACCGCATATCAAACTGATTGCTGCCATTGGGATTCCCTTCCCAATTCTTGGTCACATCACGCTCGAGTTCCAGCCGCTTCAGTGCGGCGTAGGTCTCATTACGGATGACCAGCACCTGATCAAGTGATCGCTCCTTGAGAGCGGTCACGATGTTCTTGAGCTGTGTCTTGGTGAGTGCAACACTCTCACCCGGCAATGGACGTCGATCAGCCATTTGAATCCTCTCCTCATCTACTACCACGCTGTCCGGCCCTGTGTACCTAGGCCGCGACTGCGAACGATTCCAAGACTGGACCATCCGGTTCATTACGACGTGCTGCTGGACGAGCTACTCGAAGAGTTGCTGGAAGCCGAAGACGCCGAACTGATCGAGCTAACCGACGACGCAGAACTGGACGAGTGGCTGGAGCTACTCGACACCGAGCTACTGGAACTCGACAGGCTGCTGGACGACTGACTCGACTCGCCGCTGGACGCCGAACTAACCGACGAAGCAGAACTGGACGAGAGGCTGCTAGAGCTGACCGAGCTGGAACTGCTCAGGTCTTCTACAGCGTAGACACGAAGGTACCCGTCGGTAACCGCAGGACCCGGGAACACCATGTCCCCCGTGTGAAACTGAATGACTTGCGGGCGTGCGACTTCGCCGGTGTCGAGCGTGTCAACCAGCTTAGCCTGGAAGATCTGATTGCTGGCGAGGGCGACCGTTACGAACGAGTTCCCTGCACCAGCGTCCGCATCGTGCGACGCGGACGGCATGGTCGTGCCGTCACTCGCATTCGGCATACGAGTGATCGTCAACTGACGGGTTGCCAGGATGTCTGTCGCCGGTCCAAGATAGAAAGTTACATTCTTCATCGATCACCCCGGATCATTGTCTCTCGTGAATGCCTGAGATCTTCCCCACTATAAGCGTACCGAAGACGCTAACAAGACATTAGGCAAACGAAAAATCGGTAACAGACAAGAGTCTGTTACCGATCGGACAGCCACACCAAGAAGGTGCCAACGATCTAGAGGGCCGTCGCTCCTGCAAGAATTTTCACTTCAATTTGTCGTCCTGACCAATCCCGCAGCATCGCCTGCATGTCCCGTATTTGATGCGACTCCATCCGACGTGTGGTGACTTCAAGAATATCACCATCCATAAAGTCAACTACACCAAGGCTGAGATTCATCACACCTTTTGTCTTGGCATCTGGTTCAACGTGAACCAAAGATACAAGATTCTCACGTCGCCCAGCACGAATGAGATCTACACTGGTCTTCAGGCAATTGACGATCCAGGGACGCACCTCCGCGTGTGCAAACTTCCGAATTGTCTTCGTCAAGATAAGACGTTGGTCGGCCCGCAGCTCCGTTGACACACGAGCTATCAATCGATCCCCGTCTTTAAAACGGGGCCGAGACATGTCAACATCAGATAGAATTGGAACGGCCATCAGTTATTCGAGAATTGGAGTCGATCGGATGGATCAGGCGGCATTGTGGCTTCGTCCTCACTGTCGTCATCGTCATCTGCATCCATGTCGGGCCAATCGTCTGACTTTGAAATGCACAGACGACCAGGCCCCACTTCGATGCAGATGCTGCAATCCAGACTCAAGTCTTTGACTACCCCGAGGATCACTTCATCCGACCACGACATCTGGCAATGCCGGATGCAAAAACCAACAAACACACCAACAGCAAAGAGGAGTACGTACCACAGCATGGGCTACCTCCACTCCAAAACCTTCGCCTCTTGGTTTCGAAGTTTGTCGTTGACGTCCAGAGTCCATTGAGCAATACGTTGTACGGCTTTCAGCTCGTCCGCTGTGTTGCGGAAGTCTGCTGTCTTGTGGCGTTTACGCATGGTACGCCACAGCAGTAAGTCCCTGTCCAATTCGGACGGCGGGACTAGCATCACTCCTCGAATCTGGAGGTACGAATTGCACAGCGTGATGAATCGCTCTTCGACCGCTTCACAAAGAGCGATGTCATCCATACGACTGGCTTGCAGCGTGTTCGTATGGATGACAGGAGATTTTGTTCTTCGAGACACTACTGGGCTTCCATCAAGGCTTGTGTCGGCAAGTCAATGCCAAGACACAGATTCACAAACTCGTGGATGACAGCATCCACCTGGAACTGCCACTGCTCTGGTAACACACCCGGTACACCGGCATAAGCCGCAATCTCCAGAATTCTGTTGAACAGAATAACGAAGACGTGCTCCATTCTCTTGTCAGAGTCAGTTTCCGCCGACCCCATCCAGTGTGCGAGAAACACATCGATACGACCAGGTTCATTCCAACCTGGCAGCGGTTTGAACAGCGGGCTTTTACCCAGCAGCACCACACCATTTCGCTGCGCCAGCATTTTCATCACGCGGATCTTCTCCGCATTGTCCTTATCGTCGATGTGCTGGAACTTCTCCGTCAAGTCATCGATCGCCTTGCGGACCAGAGACGTGATCGTGGATTGATCGCCCAGATAGTTTTCCACCTGGGCATTGCTGAGGGCTTCCGCAAAGACAAACTCTTCGCCTAGATCTTCGCGTTCTTCAAGTTCTAGTTCTTCGTCAGCCATATCTCACTCTACGGTGGGCAGCATTGTGAATCTTGAGTGGGCAGTGCAATAGCCTCCACATCAAAGTAACCGCCCTTCTTCGCTATCACTTTCGTAACCAACATACGCGAATTGGGCGGCAGGATGACTTCGTTCTCATGCCCATGATGTGAAAACTGACGGGCGGGCACACCTTTCACACCTGTCCCTAATTTGATTTTCCACTGGATGTTACCGCTCCACTTTCCCTTCGCTTTGGTACTCAACACTCCTTTGTCCGCGACTACCATCCCGGGTTTCAGGTTCTTGAACTCTTTCTCAGAACCGGTATGGCCTCGTGTCAACGTGTATCCGGTCGGCAGAGTAAGAGCAGCATTCATTGCGCCTTTTGCTGCATTCATCGCACTAGCCGATGGACTACTTTCCGTCCGCAGCGATGAATTGATCGAGCTGTAACCGCCGCCGGTATAACTCAGAAGCTCTGTCTTCTGCGGTCCGGGCAGAGCTTCGTATCTCGAATTACCATCATCCCAAGCCTTGGATGGGAAGGTTCTCGAACCGCCATCAGGGAAGTCGCTAGGCACACCGCCCACATCACCCAACACCGTCCAGTACCCGATCTTTTGAAGACCTTCTTTCCCGGACTTGCCAGAAATATGAGACGTCGCCTCGATGTACCCTTCTGAAAGCGACTTGGTCGGCGGTGGAGGATTGAGCTGAACCGATAGCTCAGACGCCAACTCTGAATGCCACTGCTTCAATTTCGGCGACGCCGGCAAGTCCATCCCTTGCAGCGATGCTAAGTCACCGGCCTCGGCGTGCTTCCACGCCTGCTCAACTGCTGCTTCGTTAGCTGCTTTCTGTGCAGCATTCTTAGAAACAAAAACTGGTTTGGTTGGGAAGGACTCGGACTTGATCGTTACCTTTTGCCCGGTAGCCGTTGTTTTCTGCACGACGTGATTGCCATCTGCCTTCCCGCCTGACTGCATCGCCGCCAATACCTGCATCTTGTAGGCGTGGACTTTGCTCGGCCAGGCGCTGCTGGCATTCGGGTTCGTCTTGATTGCATTCACCTTTGCGATGTCGCCGGACTGTGCGGCTTCGTACATCGCATTCATCTTGTCGCCGTGCTGCTGTGCGTAGCTCGCGACCTTGGGCGGCGGTGGTACGGCCATCGGGACTTTAGAAGCAGGAGCAGCAGCCGTGTAGATCATGCTCCCGCCCGGCGTCGTCCCTGTCAGAACGTATTCAGTGGGATCCTCTGTCTGCTGAGTCGACACTCGTGCAGGTTTCTGGATAACGATTTCCGTCTTCTTGAGAATCGCCTCCTGCCGATTGTAGAGTGTCGCTTTTAGTGCAGCTTTCTGAGCAACAGTTCCGGGCCCGTACTTGTCCACCAGATCGTCAACTTGTTGAGTACTGACAGACAAAATCTTATTCGCTGACAGTGTCAACTGATCGGGTGTCATCGATCCGAACACCTTTGCAGCAGACGGATTGATGTTCGGATTCCGCATGTCGTCCCACGCCGCAGGATCATCCGTAAACACCTTCTTGCCGCCGGTCGCCTTGCGATCCAGAGACCCACCCGCATCCACCATCACGGCCTTACCATCAGCCGTCATCCGCATATTGTTGGTGTCGCCTACTGCACCAACCGCATCCCAGTTGTTCAGCCAGGCGTGTGCTGCGAAGTTCTCCTGTGCTTTCTGCTTCTGGCCCGCATTACCATAGTCAATGGCCTTGGTATCAAGCCACTCCGTTGCGACTGCGGTCTTCCCGTCAATCTCAACTAGGTGTGCCTTGACGACATCTGCACCGGCTGCTTCGTACAGCTTGCACGCCAGCACTTCTGTCCGAGCTGCATCTGGGTCGGCTGGGAACTTGACGTAGAACTTCTTCCCTTCAAATTCGTAGGTACCGCCTGGATTCGAACCAAGCTGACCACCGACCTTGTTCCACTTCGGCACCGGTGCGGGTACCGGCGGATTAGCCACAGGCGTGGTGCCTGCCGGTGGTGCATTGACTGCCTTGGTCTTGAGTGCTTGAATACCCTCCTGGGCTTTAAGCACCGCCTTCTTGTACTTATCTGGGTACTGTGCGTTGGTCTTCCAAGCATGAGCTGCAAGTAGGCTCCAATGGCCGGCTGCCGCCATTTGTTCCATCTTGTACAGCTTCTTCATCGCCCACTGTGCATTGGACGACGATTTATCCCAACTGCTGGTATCGACACCGAGTGTCTTACCGACAGCTCCTGGGATGAACTTGCCTTCTTGATCTTTGACGGGACCTCCACCCTGTCCCGATCCACCTACTTTTCCGGCACGGCCGAGGTGGGAAAAGTTTCCGGAGCCGGCGCCTCCTTTGGGCTTCTCTGGTCCATCAGTATCTTCGTCATCACGCCGAAACGGCCTCATCGCCTTTTCAATCAGTTCCAATTCATCCTTGTCAAACGCCTCTTCTCCTTGATCCCAAGCCACCCGCTGAGCCATTCGCAGCGTGACTTCTTCTCCTGGTGTGTACTGCAACACCGGCTGTTCAGAGTCAAAGTCGAAGCCAACGACGAGAGCGTTGTTGAGGTACAACCACTGCGATTCTGGCAGGTACTGAGTTCTCAGCGTTCTCATCATCAGTCTTTCTTCGGGTTGATAGAATCCACCAACGCCGAATCCCAATCTTCCATCCCGTAGAAACTAGACGGGTGCCGAGGCGGCACTTCAATCAATGATACGCCAGCTTTCTGAAGTTTGGTGCGTGTCTTGTCGGGAATCTCAAGTCCACGCGGAACTCGGAAGGCTGCAATGTCAGACAACTGAATCCCTCCATGAATTTGTGCTTCGATGTACTGCGGCGAGAGCTTCAACACATAACCTGAATCTGAAGACATCGTCTGTCCGCCCACCTCAGTGGTGACGAACCAATCCTGTTTCGTAGGTCCAGCCTTGACTATTCTTTCCGGTTTTTCTGCAAGGTACTCGTACTTGACTTCCGGTTTGAAATTGTTGTTGATTGGATTTGATACAGACCCCGCTTGCTGGAATGTCTTCGAATAATCATCCAGCGAATCACCGACGGTGTACGACGTACGTTCTTTTGCGGACGGCTTCAACACCACCTGCACCGTGCCGTAAGTCATGCCCATTGATGCAGCACTTGATACCGCCCGATCCGGATGTTGCAGGTACCCGTAGACTGGGCGACTGGCTGCTGGGGCCTCGGGATCGATATCAAAGGTCCGAGCTTCTGCCGTTTTCCGAGAGTTGTTGTAGTCGGAATTACCAGCACCGACACTACCTGTCGCACCACCCTCGAATTTGTTCTTGATGCGTTCGGTAGATACAATCTTCACGAACGCATTCGGTTTGACTTGGATCAGTATTTCAGCCTGACCCATAAAATCACGTGTAGCGTCGTCCGCCCCACCTTGACCAACCTTACCAGGAAGAATGGGCGAAGGTGCATTCAAGCCAGTTTGATTCAACTGCCGAGGCGTTGCCGGTTCTCCATAATACGGTTTGCTGAAGTCTTCCTGTGCTCGCAGCTCGCTGTATCGTGCTGATAGTTCCTGAGCTTCGGTGTACTGTTCACGTGTCAGTCCCGGATAATTCTTTGCCTGACGGGGATACGGATCATCATTATCAAAACTGTATCCTTTCGAACCTATATCCAAGGCACTGAACGAATGGTAGTCCTCTTTTGCGGTCACGCCCGCTGCCACCAACTTTTCCGCAAACTGTTGATCGGCTTTGGTGTATGCATCGTGCTTCGCTTCAAATTCCTCTCGAAGCTGCCGATACCCTTTCGGATCTGCCGCCTCTGCAGACATCCTCTCTGTCTGTGCCTTATAAAGGAGAGCCTGTCGAGCAGCGTTCACTCGCTTGTGATCAAGGCGAGCTTGAATCCTCTTTGCAGATGTGAGACTCTTGTCTCGACTGATTTTATCGAGTTTATGAATCTCTGGAAGCAGTTCTTGCGCCTTGGCTAGGTGCTCATCAAACCGCTGCTTCTTCTCCGCGATAGTGAAGCCGTCTGAGGTAGCCGTGCTCGGCATCACTGCCGGCTTCGGCATCGGGATCGGCTTGGGAACGGGAGCCTCAACAGCAGCCGGTTTCGGCTGCTCAACCGGCTTCGCCGCAGGCGTTGCAGTGGGAACTGCCGTATCCATCGACTTCAGTACATCCAGTTTGTACTGGTGCAACTTCTTCGGGTACGGTGACTGTGCGTCTGGATTGGTTTTGACTGCCTCGACATCGGACTTCTTGCCCGACAGTGATGCGTTGTAGATGGAATCGAACTTGTGCTGGATACTGCCCGGCACCTTGGGCGGCATAGGCACCCCACGTGAATCATGGCCGGCTTTCGGTCCGGCACTTCCGCCGCCGCTTCCACAAGTCGGATCTACACCACCTCCGGGACCGGTAGGACAGAACGCTTTTTCCTCATCCGGTGCATCTTCGGCCAGCCGTTGACCGTACTCAGCAATCAGTTCTTCAGCCGACTCATCGGTAACTCCCCAAGAAACCACGATAGTGCACTGACAATTCGCCCTCTGCGCCACTGGAAGATTAATATCACCCGGCCAACGTACCCAGACACCACCTAGTTTCCATAAGCCGTCTTTGTTGGCGGGCACTCCGTCCAGGTCAGCATGCTCCCGTCTGGTGGTGGTACCCAGCACGGACAACCACACCTTCTTCATCGGCAGTTCGGGGATCTCGTCAATCAACTTATCCGCTGCTGCAACACGAGCCCCATTCAACGCATTACCACTCTCAGTGCGAGCAATCGTCTTGGCTCGCCACTCAGCGTAGTTACCTTGATTCATCAGCTGCGGCATGATCTCATCGGCCATCTTCTGGATGGACCAGCCGTCTTTCAATCCCTTCTTCAGGTAACCTTCGATGTCACCAAAGGTCGTCTCGTTGACCTTCGCCCAATAGTCCTGCTCGAAGGTTTCTTGCAGCCGATTCTTGATCTCGGTCTTCATCCATGTCGGGTACTCCGTCACAAACCCCATGGAGATACCACCAGACGGAGTATCAAAGACAACGTCCTCTAGGTCGATGTTCCAGTCCTCCATCCATTCAGTGGCGGTGGAGGCTTTGACGTCTTTTCTCGGCTTACGTCGCCGTGGGTCAACACCCAACTCTTTCAGTGCCCGCAGCATCTCAACCGCCATCGCCTTAGCTAACGGCGGGAGTGCTCGGTCAATAAGTTCTTCGTCCCACTCCGATGGGTCGAATACCTTCTTGGCTAGGGTGCCGGGTTCTCCTCCCCAGACGTATTCGCCGTCGGGAGGTTGTCCCAGATCTGATCCAGCAGCTCGTCGTCTTCTGAAGTCATCTCCGGCGGATTTTCCACCTGCTGCTCCTGATCCGAATTTGGCTGCGACGTAGGCATCAAGCACCTGCCTTGATTGTGAATTGGGCGAGAGATCAAACTGCAACGAAGCTCCCGCACCGTGATTCTTCCAAAAATCCCGACCGGCCTTAGTCCGCATCAAATCGCTGATTTTCTTGGCGTCGGGGAATTGCTGCTTGAGTAATTTCCTACCAGCATTCTGCATATTACTTCGAGGTATCCTGCCATCGTACCCTAATCGAGGCCAGGTGTAGTATCCGTTGAATTTGGCTATGTCCGGCTCGCCAGCCGCATAGGTGTGGATTTTCTTGATCCCAAGCGATGACGCTTCAGCTACCTGTTGAGAAAAGATGCGGGTACCAAGCCCACTCCCAGGTTTGGTGACGCTGAAATTCGCATTATTGAGTCCCTCTTTGTCAAATACCCGAACTGCCTTGTAATCTTCGTGCTGGACATCCACTCGAATCCACTCGTTCAGCACACCGGCGGCAATCTGAACGTGAGCTCCAGAAATTGCCCCCGCCGCACGAGCAATTTGCTCGACAGTTGCATGATTCAACCCCAACTTAGCCATAGCCTGTTGAACGTCCCTCCCCGGGGCATCAACCAGCTCTTCGATGGTAAAGTCCGCCTTTTTTGGAGCGGAGGGCTTCTTCCCGTCGCCTTTGCTTGTGTCCATCGCAGCCAGTACCTCAGTCTTGTACTGGTGCAACTTCTTTGGATACGGAGACTGTGCGTTCGGATTTGTCTTAACAGCTTCTACCGCAGCACGATCGCCTTTCTTTGCTGCTGCGTAAATCTCGTCGTACTTCGGCTGCAAAACAGCAGGCACTTTAGGCGGCTTTGGAATTTCTCCAGCACCCACCTTCGCTGCTCCGCCTCCTCCTGACCCACAAGTCGGGTCGACACCACCTCCCGGTCCTGTCGGACAGAAGGCTTTCTTTTTGGAGGCAGCGAGCTTCCGTAGTTTCGTCTCAACCGACTTGATCTGGTCGGCGAAGAGAGGCTCTAGCGATTCTTGCAAATCGGCCTCAACCTTCTCAACCTTCTTCAGGTGGAGCTGCTCAAAGGCGGCTCGATGGTAGTCCCGCTGCTGCAACCGCATTTTCAACTGCACCGCAGCAGTTGCGGCTTTAACCTGCCTGATCTTATCCAAGATAGCAGTTGTCATGCATCGACCAGAGAGGCTCGCTCCAGTAACCGCCTAACGGCCTGGTGCGGTTCTTCCTCGAGCTGCAAAATGGCCATATCCAAAGACTCAGTTGCCTTGGCCAACTCTTCTGCAGGCGTAGCAGATTTGGGCGGCTTCTTCGGCTGGGCTGGTTTGGCCGCCGCAACTGGTTCAGCTGCACCGGGTTTACCTGGTACTGCACCCGGCTTGCCTGGTGCCTGTGGTGGTTGTCCGGGCTGCCCTGGTACAGCACCCATCAACGCCGGGTCGGCGCCAGGCGGTGGTTCTGGGGGTCCCTCGCCTGCGATCTCTTTGGCCACATCCTCCGGCAACCCGAGTCCGGTTAGCAGTGCGAGTGCCTGCTCGGGTGTAATCGTACCAGCCGTCGCATCTGCTGCAATCTTTGCAACATGCGGCACGACCGATGCGTTGATAATCGCCTCCTCATCATCGTCATCAGGAGGCAAGCCCATCCACGCCCGAAACTCGTTCTGGCTAACGTCTTCATTCTTGCGTGCTGACTCCCACGTCGCCTTCTCCATGCTGGGATCAGTAGCCTTGCACGCCTCCCACCACACCATCAAATCTTCAGACTCAGTGATCAGTTCGCCTTCCCCGATAAACCCGCTCATCACCACACTGAGCAGATCAAGGAACGTGTTGACCTTTTTGAAGAAACGATCTTGGACGATGTATGCCTGGGCATACGATCCAGCCATCTCCTCACCGAGGATGAACGGGTGCACACCAAAGGCGGATAGGATGCGGGAGCGAACGGCCTTCTCGCTCTTCTCCCAACCCATCTCATTTTGCGTGGCGGACAGCCGTTCGATCTTCTCGATCAAGCCGTCCACGATCGCGGGATTACCATAGTTGGCAATGCCGCTACTAACCTTCTTGATTGCTGCATACACCTGACGCCGCTGCGGTGCACTGAGACGCGGCCGACTGCCGCCTGCTGTACCCAGGTCAGGATGCGGGTTCTGTCCCACCGTCACAATCACAGACGGAAATACACCGTTCTCAAAGAACACCGTCTGCGACGACTGAATGTACTCATCAATCCTGATTGCTGCTGCTTGTGCAGCAGCAGGAGCCAAGCCGGCCATCGGATCGGACGGATTAGGGAGGTAGGCAAACTTCACCTGGTTACCCAGGATCCACTTCTCCTTCTGGGCGCCGGCTGCATCCTTCGGGTTGTAGATTTTGTAGCGTGAAAACGCACCTTGCGAATGATCCGGGTGTACCCAAGTGGTCGGCACCGAGTACCACTCGTACCCACCACCTTTGCCCTTTTCTTCGTTCTTCTTGCCACCAACGATAAAAGCCCAACCAGTCAGGCTCAAATTAGCGACGAAGGAATACACGAACTGCCATTTGGTCTGGATGGGGTTCGGATACTCTAGGTTGTCTAGCAAATCGTGATCATCAATCACTTCCATCTCACTGCGGGCAGCTTTGGCTCGCAGTGCAATGGTCATCTTCGACCGATGCGAGTAATCCTTCTTGTCCTTGGGCTTCTTCTCTTTCTCCTTCTTCTTTCGCTTACCCACATGCACCGGCTGACCGGCAGCCTCCATCGCAATCGCGTTGACTGCGGAGTAGATGTGGCCACGAAACAGACTGTACCGCTGGCGGTTGGCTGCTTGATCTTGAAACTGGCTGAGCTGAGCCAGTCCACCACTGCCGGCATCCAGATCGATCATCCCCGTCGATCCGGCCTTCTGCATCTCCATATAACGGAGCTGCGTAGAGTTAGAAAGAGCGTATGAACGCTCCAAAGCCTTCATCGTGGCGGAGGGCATGGCACCTTACTCGCTGCGTTGAGCGGAAGCGTGAAGTGACCGCAGTTTGTGCACTGCGGATTCAGCTTCCCATCGATCAATCAATGTCTGATTCGCCGCCACGAGTCCTGGGATCACAATCGTGTCCTTCGCCTGGATCGCTTCCAGCTCTACCTGCAAAGCCGCATCCAACTTCTTGTTCAGCAGCCGAGCAGTTTCGAGTTCTGCTTGGTAGTTGCCGAACTTCTTCAGCAGCGTCGCTCGCAGTTCGTCGATCTCTCGAACCGCCGCTTCCAATCGTTGATCCCGGTCACGAGTTTCTGCCTGGAGGCGTAACACCAAATTCCGTGTCGCTACCAATTGAGCAGACACGGAACCCCAACCCACCCACAATCGTACGTAGGCGATGATGCGTTGAATCAACCGGCACCTTCGCTTTCCGCGTGTGCCTGGCCGTTCATCGACTTCTCGATGATCTGATCACGGAAGCGAGCAGCGACCGACAACGGCTCAGGCGCAGGCGGCGACAGCTCTCGGTTGATCAGTTCACGCAGCCGCTCGACAGCGTTCAGCAGCTCGACCTTCGGGAAATTGGAAGTGGTGTACGCCGCTCGCAGTTTGTCTCCGTGCAAACTGAAAACAACGCCCATCCACTGCGAGGTTTCAGTCGCTTCAACTGCTTGGTTCAGGAACGCCTCCTGAGCCGCCTTCGAATCATTGTGATTGACGAGTGGATCGATCATATTCTTCTTACTCTTCGATGACACCTGGTAAAACACGCCACGCCCTCTTGCGAGCATACTCAGCGATGCGATCCCGATAGGATTTCGCTAGTGCCGAGCCCGGTCGCTCCCCTCCCTGGTCTTCGTAATCCTTACCGCACGAGATGCCGATTTGGAGGAGATACTGCCCGCCTTCCTCAACCTCCACCAAGGTGCACGCCTGAAGGATGATTTCAAACTTCACCTGAATTCTACCAGGTGGATCAAGCGGCTTCTTGCCGGTGCACACCCGGATAGTGCCTTGGTAAATCTGCTTTTCAGCGTCGAGGCATTCGAAAAACTCTTCAATGGATGTGACGGTGACTTTCATTTCAACTCCTCTACCTTCCGTTGTAGGTCCCTACTCGGTTCCAAGAAGGCGAGTTACCTATCACACCTGCAGCGGCTTCGTGTACGGCAGCTTCGCATCACCCACAAACCGCCAGTAATTACCATGCGGCCAGTTGGATGAAACATAACAGCACGACGTCTGCCGCTCTACCTGGCGTCCATAGTTGTCCTGCTTGGTTTCGTCTCCCGACACGAAGATCACGTTGACGCAGGTATCCGAACATACGGCAGTGATCAAAGCATCGTGATCCACACCACGCGGGTCACAATAGACAACCAACTTTCCGAGCTCGGGCTTCATGTTGCCCTCCTTTCAAGCGCGTACCCAACAAAATTGCCAACAGACCAACCGTCGGCACTACGCAGAGAGGAAAGGATCTCTCAAGTTCACTGCAAACGTCCAGTTTGAATGTCAGCCATCACACTGAAGACCACGCCCAGTCCTGCAGATGCATCAGGCTCGCTGCGGGATTTTACATCCAGGGGCACCTGGTTCGCTACTGCAACTCCGTTCCTTTTGGTGATGACGATTTCATCCTGCTCCGTCAATCCGTAATCAGCCAGGAAGAAGATCTCACGGCTGATGCTGATACCCCGCTTATCGTACTTCATCACTGAGTTAGCACTGGCCTCCTGCTCCCAGCACTCAATGTCAGTGTACCGCACTTCCGGTATGTCGCGAGAACCAACGTACTCGTCTTTCACTCGAGTACGTCGGCGAATTGTGCAGCGATGCGGGAATCGTTCGAGGAGGCTCATAGTGGTCTTCGGATGTCTACTTCATCACAGTCGTATTCCTGGTAGCACTCCAAATAACCATCAGAACGGCAACAGGCGCCGCTCGCAGACGAGCGTACCCAACCAAAAGTGAGAAGGTACAGCAATCGTCGCAGCATTGATTCCCTCCTTAGAAACGTTCAAGTTGAATCAACGGTTGTTCTTTGTGCTGTGCAAACGCCGCTACGAACGTCGGACTGATGGAAGCCATCTTCCCTTGCCGCACCTGTCGATCAATCTCGTGTGCGGGTCCCTTCATCCCTCGCATACGTCTACCACTGCGTCCACCGTCTTCCAGTCCGTATTGGCAGTGCTTGCAAATCTCTGGAATGCCGGTACTGACGTGCTGCATGATATCACCCTCTTTCATCGAGGGGTCGATACCAAACAACTCACCGAACATTCTCGCCTTGCCGCACATCGACCACCCAGTCGAATCCAGCCCAATACCGCACCAACCCTTGACAGTACAGTTTTCGAACTTAGATTCTAACCCGACGTCCGCAGGTGACACCCAGAATGGCGTATGGTACCGACGGTTGGGACGTGCAAGCGGGTCGTTTTTACCGGAGAGAGGATCGTCAATGTCGTCGATGGCGTTGACGACCCATTGAAATCGCTTGGGCAGATCAATCGCAGCACGCTTTTCTTCAGAAGCCCGAAGTCCGTTCGTAAGGATGCGAAATCCGTACCGAACCCCGGGGAGCCTTGCTGCTTCATTGATCAGCTCTTGCAGGTGCGGATGTGCAATCGGCTCACCACCGCAGAATGTGAAACGCCGCACATCGATCTTCTGCTCAATCAACTGGTCGACGGCTTGCCGCATCTGCTCAACCGTCATATCCGCCTTTTGGAACTTGACGAGACCGACAGCCTTGTTGCAGTGCTCACAGACTGCGTTGCACTTATACGTGACGTTCGCTTCAATCCGAATCGCTCGCTCTTGGATCTCCTGCATGTACGGGCGATCGATTGGATCTGGCTTTCTTGTTCGACTCACTGATCTTCCTCTTAGTGTCATCAGCCTGTCAACATCCAGCCCCAGTTGACGTACTCTTCTAATCTTGCGACAGTCTCACCCAGCAGGTCATTCGACCCACCGACCAGCTTGGCAAGCGTCGCACCATCCACGCTGTACGAATACTTCCCGAGTGATTCTGATGTGAGTGGACCACCCGTCCAGCCCGCCAGGGCCTTCTTGGCCCTACTCATGTGCTTCTGCACTCGGCGGGTGGTCTCATCGATCACACATTCACGGATCGGTGAAGCATCAAGAACGGTATCTGAGCCCCCGAACTCGGCTGCCGTAAAGCCGGCCACGTACACCACCTTAATAGCACCGGCAACCAACGGCCAACGGCCCTGCGACCGGATAATGCCGTCACTGCTAACCGGATTCCCACTGCTGTCATACTTGTCCCAACTTGGGAAGTAATCTTCCCCTTGCGTCAACAGCGTCTCAGCAGCGAAGGAACCTGATCGAGAACCGGCCCGACCATCATGATCAACATAGAGCGACGTGATTGACCGGACTGGAATACCCGACAGTTGCAACTCATCAGTCGAGGCACCTGCCAACTGCCGTGTGTAGGCAACGGTGTCACTTACCTCCCACGTCGAACCTCTCGCCTGTGCGGAGAGATCCTGTGTCGGGTAGAACTCTGTGCGAGTGCTCTGCACCGGGTCGTATCGCAGGTGCCGCCTAATAGCACCTTCCGCCATTCCCAGGCACTGCTGCACAACTGCTCGTTCCACCTCAGTCGGCTCTGTGAGACCGAGGAGGAGGAGAGCTTCTGAGATATCAAGAATTCTACCCATCACGTGTCCTCGAGTACGAAGACCTGGCGGGAGATGTTCTTCCACTCCTCCGCGTCAGCATTATCAAGATAGTCGAAAATGAGCGTATAACAACCAGCCGCAAAATTCAGATCAGCGGCGTCCAATCGCATACGATGGCTACCGTCGACTCCACCGCTCTTTGTGATGCTGCTGCCGTTAGCAGTCGCAGCGTCACTGGTGAACGTCAGCAGCGGTGTCGCACCTTCCCGTCCGATGCTGATCCGCAGTTCATCGTTATCACCAGGCTCAACAGCCGCACCGGCACCATCGAGGATTGTCAAATCCTTCGTCAGCCCTCTCGACTTGTACGCATAGATGAGTGACATATCGCAAAGCCTACCGGAATTCGCCAGATTCGCAATACCAGAGCCTACGGGTTGGCTACCGTCTTGCTGTGCACACCCACATGACTAACAGATTTGCTGCTCACACCGACGTGCGTTGCACCTGAACTAAAGACACCGACATGCGACACACGCTTGCTCACCGGAAATTCAATCAATCCAGTGGAACTGCTGGAACTACTGGACGAACTGCTGCTGCTAGAACTGGACTGCGAACTGCTGGTCGATGACAGCGATGACTGAGACTCTACCGATAGGCTGCTAACACTGGACAGCGATGACGACGTGCTCGAAGACGAAGATGAGCTGACAGATGAGCTGCTAACACTAGATGAGGAAGAACTACTGCTGGAAGAACTACTTGAACTGCTATCACTCGAAGCTGAGCTCACCGACGACAACGAACTAGATGACTGACTGCTGACTGACGAGAGGCTGCTACTCGATACCGATGAAGAACTTGACGACTGACTGGACTCTTCACTCTGACTCGATAGAGACGACAGACTGCTAAGTGATGAGCTCGACTGCGACGACGCACTCGATACAGACGATGAACTCAGACTACTAACAGAGCTCAAACTTGACAATGAAGAAGATGAGCTACTAGAAGATTCTGAAGAAAGAGATGATACAGAACTAGGCGAGCTCTGATCACTCTGTGTGGTGTCACTCAGAGAAGAACTGGAACTGCTGCTAGATGAGCTCGAATTGCTCGACGCCGAACTGGCGCTAGAGACGTCACCGGCGACAAAGTTTCCAAAGTAGACACGGAACACGATGTTTCACTACGCGGTGGTCGGGATACTGATGGCGTAATCTTCCCACTCTTTTGGGCTGGTCTGATCGATGAATTGAATGCACACATTATCAGCATTCATCTCTGTGGACGTCAACGTCACCTTCACCCAGATTTCAGCCGAGTTGTCCACCGCCGGAAGCGTTCCCAGATTAGCCGGAGCCCCACTGTCCTTCTTCACCTTTACATCACCCGCAGCCAGCGTCGGGTTGACTTTGAAGCTCCCATCAGCCGTAGCCTTTAATGCCACGTAGAAGATAAAGTCTTCATTCTTAACAGGTGGATTGTACGGTGCCGCCATTTTACAAAATCCCTACTTGTGAATAAGCACCACGACCAGCTGCCCCCTCAATCACATACACATCCGCCGACTGCCACTGCCGACCACTCTTAAACCCCAGCCCCGTAATAAGCGGGCAGATGTAGACCGTGCTACTCGGCTTTGCCAGACAGATGCGGCAGCGAACCCAGCCCTTCTCTGCAGGCGTGACGCTGACTTCGAGTTTCTGTTTCGTCGGAGTGGTGAGACCCGTTGTCGTCCATGTCTCGCTGCTTGTGGTTTGGTTCGCGGGAGTTGTGAGGATGGTGCTGATGCGGTCCTTCGTGATGCTTCCCCACGGAGTACCACTGTTAGTCATGGCGTCAACTTCCATCCACAACTCGTCATCCTTGAATGTCACACCGTCGCTAACAACTTCGCAGGCAAGATTGAGAGCATTCAATGTCTCATTCCAGAACATGATGTCATAGACCAGTGGTCTAGCAACTCGTGCTCCGGCACTCGACACCATTTGACGACTGTGCGGAATACCTACATCACTCCCACCACCAGATCGGTAAATCGCTGTGTAGTTTTTTACTACTCCACAGTAATTACCTTTGTAGTAACGATGACCTGCGGATGACGGGTCGGCTGAGTCACAATCAACAAGAATGGCTTCAATTCCGCCAATGTTAGGATATGACCCTACGGTAACAGCCACGCTCGATCCTAGCTTACACTTTGTAAGTAGTACGCGACCGGAAGCAGTCGCACTAACATCTACGAGACTTTTGCCAGACCCTAGATGTGATAGGTCTACACCATACAACTCAACATCTATGCCACGAGAGGATGGCACAAGGATCGTTGTTGGAGCGGATCCGGCAGGATCGACGCTTCCACCACGCCACCGAAATTTAGTTTGGTTGAATACCAGTTTTTGGTTAACACTCCCAAACTTCGCAACAACATCACGCCATTCAATCGGATTCTCTGTAGAAGAAGTTGATCCGATATTGATTTGAGATGTGCCGGTACTGGGTAGTTCGACACGGCAGTTCTCTAGTATGGCACCTTGTGAGGTACCTCCAAAGGAAACGTGGGAAGAGTTACCAGATGACCCTCCTTTGAGAGTAAATCCAACAATCTCACTAACACCCTGAATGTTTACCGCGAAGTTGCCAGCACCGGCAGACAATACCGCCCCGGCAAGAATAGCAGTAGGTGGCTCTGGATTACCGGAGCGATCCACGCTCAATAGCCGAGTCGGAGAGGCGTGCGTGCCGGGACTGGCAATCGTTAGTGCCGCCCCCGGTGCTTCCGAGTGAGCACTATCAACATAGACCGTCCCACCAGCACCAGCAGCAACCACAGCGGCAGCAGCCGTAGCATCAGCGAGTGCCCACGTTGAGCCGTCGTCGCCATCGGAGCCGTCAACCGAACTGAGGTAGGTATCCGCCATTTATTTTACAACCTTCTCAGCCGATTTCACGTCAATCACCTTCGTGGCCACATCTTCCAACTTCACCTTCTCCTCGGCAACAGCATCACCACTCACCATCAGAATCTTGGCGATTGATTCATCACCCAACTTGAGCAACTCAACTGCCCGTTCCTTCTCAGCCACAATGAGGGCTTGCTCTATTACCTGCTTCTCCGCGATCTGCTCGTCGATCTGTGAGACCCGGATAGGGAGTATAGCTTCCACGTCCTCCTTACTCTCTGCTAGATACGTGACGTGATGCTCCACTCCCACGTCGTCCGTATGGACTTCACGGATGTACCGCCGCCCGTCAATCTGGGGAGAATCCTCAACGATGGTGGAGGATTTGATTGGCATTACTCAATTTCCAGAACCGCGCCTGTGAGGTAATACGCAAACCGCTTCGCCGGAACCGTCCACCCGCCGACCTGAATCTCACCGCTCAGGTCGCACGGCGTGTAAACCGTCAGCAGCGTCTGGCTTATTCCAGGAATCGTCGTCTCCGTCGCATAAACGCGGTTCACGGTCGACGTGTTCAGCGGCGACGTCAGCAGCAGCACCGTCTCGCCCTCACGCCAGTACCGATTCAGCACCGGATGCGTATGCACCCGCTGGAACTGGCACAGCACCGCCCGTTCGTAATCCTCCACCGTCGCCGTCAGCAGATCGCTCCGGCCAATCGCGGCGAGTGAGTCAACGTGGACCTGTTGAATCGTGCTCGTCCCTGTGGAAGCGAAGATCAGTTGCCGCGGCGTCGTTTGTGCCGAGTGCCACTCAACCGCTCGGAAATCAATTCCCGGCTGATGGCTCGCCCACGCCAGCCAGGCATTCCACCCCCCGAACGACGTTGGGTCCATCGCCGCCGTTAGTCCGAGTTGAGCACCTTCGTAGATGAATCTCGGACCAGTACCACAGGGACGGATGCTCCACTCCCGCCACCCCGCCGCAGGCCATTCCGCAGCCGCCGCGTTGTAATCCCGCATGTAGTCCGAATCAGTGAGGCTCCCGTCCTTGAAGTATCCGAGGTACATCTGCACCGACGCCGTATCGTTCTGTCGGTTCTCGACGAATCCACCGTAGCCGACCGTCCGCAGTTTCCCCTGCCATCCCGGAACCATCGCGGCATCCATCCCCGCGTACAGGGCGTGGTAGTGGGCGTTGTCGGCAACGGTGAACTCCGGCATGCACGACGTTGAATCGCGGTCTCGACGCTCCTCAACCCACTCAGCGATTCGCAGGTCAATTGCTTCCAGTTCGGCTCGCGACTTCCACGGCCAAGTGATAACGCCGTTGACCTTCACTCGCGTCCGCAGGTCGTTGAATACGACCCGATTCCCTTCGTTGTTCTCCCGCAGCACGAAGCTATCAACGGTCGGCAGAATCTCCTGAAGTCGCGTCATCCAGACAGACGTTGCCCACTTGCGACCAACTTCCGCCCACGGATCCGTCGGTCCTAGCGGGCACGGCAACAACGTCACCCGCAACGTGCCATCCGCTCGACGCACGACGCAGGTGTAGCACTCCCGCCAGTTGTCCTCAGTCACAGCAGGCGGCGGAACCGTGCTCGTCACTTCCGGGGGAATGTTGTTCATCCGCAGTGCCACAGACCGCTGTGTGGCGATCAACGCCGCGTTACCGTTCAGGTCCGCCATGTACGCGGCACCGGACGACCGGGCGTACTGCGGCATGCGGAGCGAGAATTCCAGTGGCAGCCCCGCGTCGATCTGCGCCTGCTGCCAAGCGTACCCGTGGCCGTCGATGTGCCAGATGCTGAACAGCGGACCGTCGGCGAGAACGTCGGTGTACGGCAACAATAACACGAACAGCCACAGTTTCCTCAACATCATCTTTCTCCTAATACCTTGTCCAACAGTTCTTGCACACGCCACCAATCCGCTCGACCCAAAAGTCCTGCCCGCTTGTGTACTGCCTGCTCAATCACCATTCGACTAGGTCGTGGCTCGTGCTGCATCATCTCTTGCACCACTTGTCGAACAGTAACTTCTTCTGCGGTCATGGCAATGCCGGTTCGCTGACTCCGACAAATCTGGACACTTCTTCTCCATCAGCGTCCACAAATACCCAGCACGGGATCTTCTTGATGTTGAATTTTGTCACCAGATCAGGATGCTGGTCGGTATCAATCTCTTGAAACTGAGTTTCGAGGTTCCAACCTTTATCCTTCAACTTCTGCTTCACACCAGGCAGGATTTTCGCATGCACAGTCTGACACGGTCCACACCATGTCGCAGTGAACAGATACCCATGGTCTGCTGTAGGCTTCTCCTCAGCGGTGACTGCTACAGCCGCCTCCTTATCAAGAAGCACATCTTTCGAAATGGCGAGTGGACTAATCAGAATACCTGTCCGACCCTCCAGATAGCTGAACAACACGCCAACACAATTACCATCAGTATCGAAGGCCCCACCACCGCTATCACCTTCACGGGTGCACGGTTCTCCGGCAGCGAGATCCACCTGCACCACACCACGGGTGTACCGCATACCGTTTGCCAACCCCGCCGACCGCTTGGTATAACGCCCCGCAAACACTAACGGGGTACCAGCAACCACCGGCCTGACGCTGTACGGTGCGAACTGTAGGTGGGCCATACTTGGGCAGTGCACGATCGCCAGGTCACCATTCTTCGACCGGTTGATTGACTTGACGTCCGCTGCAACATCATCGATTCTCACGGGCTGATCAGGTGCTCTCGCAATCACATGATCGCAAGTCAAGAAAAACCCTTCGCCGATGTGCACACATGAGCCCAGAAACCGACCGATCTGGAATTTGAAGACACAGTCAAGCGGATCGACCACTGTCTTCTCGCGGTGGTCCCCGTCATCCGTCAGTGCCCACTTGAATGCCGGCGACTGCTCATCTTCGAACTTCCATTGGAAGTCCTGAGCACCGGCAATCTGAGTGAGCAACAGGAAAGTACAGACACATCGCAGCATGACAAACCTCTTTTACAGCGACAGGGACGGCGTCAACAACTTCTTCACGTCACCGCCCACAACAACGATCGGCGACACACCGTCATCCTGTGTGGCCTTGGATTCCGTCAACACCCCCTGACCGTTATCGCCCCAAGAAGGTCCCCAACTATTGCCGAAGTAGGCACCGTACCGTCCAGTGCCATCCAACTTCACCAAATCCCACAGCGTGACTTCGTGTCCCCACCAATTGAGACCGACACACACCGGGATGCCGTACAGCAACAGCGATGCGACTTGGTCGAAGTTCCTGGGCGTGAGTTCAATCCAGTCTTCAACGCGATACTTCGCTCGCTCGGCGCCGTACTTGGCATCCAACTCCCGCCAACCGGACAACTGATTATTGCCCCACATCGATGACGGGACGGGACCGTGCTCAGCCAGCCAGCGGACACCTTCTGTCCCCCAGCCTCCGACATTGGCTCCCCGCTTGATCATCGCTCCTGCCGACGCCGGCGACAGCTCCACATACTCTTGGTTGGCTTTGGTGCGAGCCAACTCAATCGCATGCACCGGGGCGTTAATCCAGCAGTAATTCGTCTGGCCCTGGTTTTTGACTCTCATCTTGTGAAAGTCAAACATGTCCTTGATGCGTTCACGGCGTTCCTGCTTCTCCTTGATGAGCAAATCCCAATCACTACGTGGGATCAACTTCACCTTGTCTTTGAAGGGGGCAGCGAAACCGAGAGACCCAAGAGGCTCGCGAGTAAAGTCACGCGGCATCCGTCCCTTGCACACCCGTTCGCCGTCCACCTTCGGGTCGAAGAACTCATGTGCATTGTCGTCGTCGATGATCGGACAGCCGCCGATATTACTTTGAAACGCCATTGGTCAGTTCCTCGATTTTGGCAAGTGCAGCATCACGTTCCCGAACCAACCGATCAGTCCGGATCTTAGCAGCGATAAGCGTATGGCACAGGTTACTCACTGCGTTGTGAGTTAGCTCGTACCCTTCACCATAATTGAATTTCCGCACAAAGGTGTCTATCCAACCGGGTAGACACTTCGACTCATCACCATCCCCGAGTTTCGGCTGGACGGCTTGGAGTCTTTGGATCGCTTCTTTGCTCTCGACAGATAATCTCAATTGAGTTTGTACTTTTCGACAAGCCTGGTGGCCTCCTCAGCATTCGCCGGCCAAGGGCCGCGATAGCCTTTGGTACCGTTGCTGATAAACACCCACGGCACGCTCGTCCTGGGCAGAGCAAAAGCATCCCGCCACACCTTCTCAGTGTCAGACGGCAGCGTCGTATCGTCGTCGTACGCTTTCCACTTGGCGCCTAGGCGTTGCAGTGTTTCACGAAACGGTACCGATGTAAGAATACCTGCCTGTGCGGGCGGCATTGTGCCGTTGGTGATATCGTCCTGCTCGTAGATCAACAACACATGGAGACCAGGAGTAGGTAACGGGTTGACGTCAGGATCAACGTCAGGCTCTGGATCGACATCCGGGTCAGGTGGCGGCTGCGGCCCAAGCCCGGCACGAATACCGCCGGCAATCTCTTTCCACGTCGCCACATAATCCGTAACCGTCGCCAGCTTACCTGTCGTCTTGAGTGAGGCTAGCCGTTGATCAAGCTTCGTCTGAATGCCAGCCCAAGAAGTTTTCACCGACTTCGCTGCGGCATCCACTACGACTTTCGTCGACCCTTCAATCGCCTCAACACTCGACAGCGGTGTATCTGCGATGCTCTGGTACGCATTGGCGATGCCTTCGTACGCTTCTTTCGCTGCTGCATCTTTCACAACGGCAGAGACTTCCCGCTTGAGGAAGTCTGTCAACGATTCATTGATCGGTATCGGCGTGGGATCCACATCGGGGTCAGGCGGTGGGCCGTCCGTGCGTACCGGTATCGTGATCGTCTGTACATCACCTTCGCCGCCCTTGCTGATAGCGACTTGGTGCACAGTCAAGATGTACTGATCGGGTCCCACCTCCACGACCAACACAGAAGCCCCCGCCAATTCCAGGCGACGGCTCTTTTTCGCAATCGTGTCCGGAGATACGATCCAAAGGATGGATCCCTTCTTGCCCGCGGACACTGCATCGGCCGACGAAAAGAACAACACCGTGTTCGGCTTCACCGTCGTCGGGACGGGTTCACCGTCCAACATAGTGATGCTGGCTTTTGGTGCGTCAGCCGACACCTCATCAGCGGCGACTGCAATCGTCGGGACTGGTCGCCAATCAGCCGTATCGTCAACTTGCCCGAATAACGGGCCACCCCACAGCAGTGCCAACAGAAAGATATTCATTGGAGGTTTCGCCACGTTTGTTCAGTGCAAGAAAGAGGCCGGTGTGGTGGAAACTTTGGGGAGCTCACCACACCGGCACCGGGACATCTCGCTTCCGTTGTCTACGTCTTCGGCGCAAACAGCTTGCTCAGCAGATCGATCAACGCCGGCAGGTTGTCCTGGAAGAACGGCAGCAGCAGCTTGACCAGAGTCAGGATCTCAACGATCCCACTGACGCCGGCGGCGTGTGCCACGGCTACCTGATCAACAGCCGCTTCATAATCCGCCGATGCGGCAAAGCCTGCACCTCGAACACCATTCAGTTCCGCAGCAATGTCGTCACGTGTCATCGTTCCTCTTCCTCTCAAACAGGATTGTGAAAGCCCGCCACTACCTTCTAGGAGCAGAATACTCCAGCAGGTTGCCATGCTCAATTGTTGACAACGGTTGAGGGCTCCGCAACATCAATGGCCCCTCTTTTGGAGGTGCATTCGGTGTCAGCGTCAGAATGAAATCTATATTCTCTCCATACTTAATGGCTCGCACTGACGCCACAAACTCCGCCTCCGTACCATCCTTCTTGAGGGCTGTCAGTACTCTTCTATCACTGGTCAACCGCCAATCACCCTCATACTCTTCCAGGGCTTTACAGGCTCTTTCCAGACCCTTGATATGCCGCTCGCGATAAGCTTCCGGCACGAACAACGATGAGTGCCGGCCTACCACCTCCTTATGATCCCAACCCAACAGCACTTCTGCTGCTGCATTGCAAGCGATGATGATGCCCTCCTTATCGCAAACGATGATAGCAACATCGCTGGACTCAATAATGAGATGAGCCCGCCGTAGAGCCAAGTCACGTCGATAGCTGGCATCAACCGCAGCAGCATCAGCTCTCGCTCGCCGCCCATCCGCAATCTGTGCTCGATCTTTCTGCTTCTTGGCTTCAGTCCCCAGCACACCAATCAAGACAGCACAAATCACCAACAACACAGCAGACAACCAATTTCGGGCGTGGCGTTCTTGTACCATTAGGGATTTGCCTCTTCTTCATCCGCTTTTACGATTTTGAATGTAATCCCGCTCTTCTTGAACGCAATGACAGCCAGATCAATCACTGTCACACCGCCAATGCCGGCGAGTCCTGCGACACCCAACATGAGGTATGGATTCTTCTCACCGTACTCGGTGTACCACAGCAGCCCGATAATCAGGCCCATAGCTCCGCTGTACGTTGTCGCCGATAAAATCGCACGAAGAGTGAGAGGTGTATTTGATCGAAGGAGTGCTGCCAGCCCTGCAAATGAGCTGATTGCAAAGCAAGAAGCCAACGCCTGAAATGGGGTCAATGAGTGCCTCCCGAATTCGTTCATAAAGAAGGCCAGACGCCTTTCTTCGAAGGCGGCACCGCGTTGTCCTTTACGGTAGGCGAAGATGTGGAATCAACAAGCCATCACGCACCCACATAATCTGGACGCCGCTTATAGAGGGCTTCCAGTTCATCGGCTTCGCCCATTTCATAGATGTCGCGAAGCTCGTCAGGCAGCTCTGCAATCTCCTTCTCTGTCAAATCCTCCTGGTATGCTTCCATCAGTTCGTCATCCGGACTGAAGCTGAGTCCATTCATCAAATCTACAGCAGCAGGCAGAGCAATCAGCAGTGCGGTACCAACGTCGGCGTGCCCAGAAGCATCACGTAACGCCTCCAGTCGATAGCCGTAGGACTTCTCAACGATGTTGAACTTCCCAAAATCACGTCGCAGTCGTCCGTCCTCGATGTCAAACGATCGCAACTGCCGACCTTCCACCACCTGAATAAAACAGTTGCACATCTTATTGAGGTTGGTGGTCGTGAACGGCAGTGGATAGCACGGGATGACAGACTGCATCCGCTGTGCCATCAAAATCGCTTGATGCGGGTCGTAGAACATTCCTTTGACATGAAACAAAGTGCACAGTGCAGTCACAGCAGCTTCTACCAGTGGTAGCTGCACAGCACCCTTGGGACCAGGCTCCCATGCACGCAGGCACGCCACATCAATCACACCACGTCGCGGATGGACTCCCAATACCACGAAACCGCAGTGATCGTGATGCACACCGATGTCCAAACCCGCCACATAGTGGTACCCCTTAATCGGGTACACCAGCTCCTTCCAACCCTTCTGATTGAACACTGCATCGATGGCATCTTCGCTAAGTGCATCTCCTTTCCCGCTCGCCCACTTACCCCACCACAATCGATTGAATCGTGATTTACTAATCTCACGTGTCTTGGCGTCTTCAATCGCTGCTTGATTGTGCCACGGCGCGGGCTTGTCCCAGATGTGCACACGCCACCGCTTGCCAGCCAACGCATTCTTACGCCACACCTCAGCCTGCGTACCTTTGTAGCCGGCGTTGGTGGCTACGATCACCATACCTTGAGCAACACCGTCCGCATTGTCCATCAAGTTCTGCACGAACTCCCACTTCGTGATGTGGGTCAATTCGTTGACGACTAGCAGATCGGGAGTACCGCCGTGTGCACCGCCAATGTCTGACGCCATGATGTCGAGGTGGGCCATCGGAGCACCACTCACCATCAGCTGCTTGCTCTTGATGTGCCATTGCACCATCTCGACATATTCCGTGAGCCACGGATTGAGATGCAGCAGCACACTGATACGCTCTTTCACGATGCCGGCTTGGTCTCTGTCACCGGCCCCTACCTGGGCGTAGAAAGGACGTTCTGCGAAAGCGATGAGCCACAGAATGATGACAGCGAGATCTGCGTCCTTGGAAGCCTTCTTGGTTCGCTCGATCCACCACCGAGGCCATTCAGGCATCTGACCATCGCGTAGAGCATGCAGCGATGAAGCGATGTCTTGAAAGACCTCGAGCTGCATCGGTGTAGCGACACTCTCAAAGACAGCAGGTCCCCGCTGCCCGGCAATCTTCAGCCCGCGGACAAAGACCATAAAGTCTCTCGCCGCCAACTTTCGATAGGCGGCGAGTACTCGTGCTTCTTCCGCGTCTAGTTCTTCAGGTGTTCTTCGTGCCATAGCAGGCACGTTACACAGTCGCAGCAGGCGACTTCAAGCCACAGTATTCACAATCCATGCTCCTCACTGATTTCCACGGACAGTGCAGCGTCGCGTTCGGCGTTATTGCACACTCGAACGTATCCCTTCTCTGTGGCTTCTTTCTTGGTCGGGTACTCGCCTACGAACTCCCCATCCACCCACGCCTGGTACCGATACCTCCTCTTCCAAACACCAGTCTCTACTCGGTGAACGCGAAGGTCGTAAGCCATCACCCCACCTCTTTGAACTCGATCTCAGACAAGTCCACCAAACCTCGTGTATCGTTGATCCTCACGTGCCGGTGCACAGGACAATCACAACTACCTCGCTCCCATGTCCCGTTGCCACTCAAATCGTAAACCTTGAAGTAGATAGTCGGCGGACTGTAACCATCCTTTGTCAAAAACAATCCGCCGACTACCAGCACACCAGGACCGAAATCAAAGAGCGGATGATCGACCACCCTACCGATACTCTCAAACACGGCTTTTGCGTGACACCTATCACACTCAGCAACGATGACATCGAAACCAGTCGGGGTGTACTTCCACATCGGTAAACTACTCCGGTGCAGTGACGGCATGCTTTCGTCGCGTCTTGGAATGCGGATGGATCGGCTTGATGCGGACTCGCTTCTTCCGCCGCTTGTTTGCAGCAACCGCATCCTTGCCACGCGGCTTCTTGTCCTTAACGCGATGCCGCTTGCGATTGCACAGCTCAGCCAGCGACAGCCGCACGTCCGTGCCGCCAGCATGCGTGGGACCGGTCGGCAGTCGCAGATCATTTCCGGTCACCACAGGTGCCACAACAGCCGCCCGCACACCCTCCTTGATCAGTGCGTCGAGCTTACGCAGGCGACGGCGGCTGGTGCCCTTACTCCAGCGACCGTCACTGGTGTGCTCATGCCAACCGGCCTTGAGTAGCTGCCGGCGTTCCCAATCGCTGACTGTCTGTCTGTTTCGCATCTCTGCTCCTCTCGTAACCGATGGACTGTGATGTTTCATTGAACTTATTGAGGACCGCCATCTCAGGAACGATCCCGTACGACTGCATCAACAGATCGAGATAGATGTAGGCATCTGCGAACTCCCGATGCAACTTCGCCGTGAGGGCTTCTTCGTCCTCACCCTCTTTATTTCCTGGGATGCCGTCACGAATGCGATTCAGCTTCTTCATCACATTCGCCGCCTCACCAATTTCACCAACGAGTGCAGTCAACCAATCGGACCCCGACCAACTATTGAGTGTGTGATTGAATCCATTCGGCGATTCACACCGCTGCCGATTGATGTAGCTGAACTCGCTGATGTGCATCGCAGTGTCTTTCATAAAAGTGCCCGGCGTGGGTTTTCCTACCTCAAATGGATTATAAGAGATAGAGGAATCACACCACGCCGAGCATTTCCATTGTATACCGCTGCACACCCTCTCTACGGCAGTGTCTCGTCCGGCGACGTCCAACGACTGTTGAGGACCTTGCAATTAGGACACGTAAAGTCCCAGCAGTCCGCCGCTTCGCCGTCGAGCACTTTCTTGGCGCCCTTAATCTCAAACACAGCGTCGCAAAATCCACACTCATGCCGAGTAGGCGATGTCACCTCACCGATTTCGAAGATCCCGACCAATGCACTCAACACCGCAATCGTCAGAAATAAAATCTTCATTTGCTCTCCAATGTGGGCTTGAACACTCGCATCTCTTTCACCAGGTCCGCATTAAACGCCCGCCCGGTGTGCTTGTGCACCATCATGCACAGCTTAACCAAGTTCTTGATGTCTCTACCAGACAGATCATTGTGAAGGATGACAATGTCATTGAGAATTTCTTTCTGCAACGTCAAGCCATTAGCCGCCGTCAACAGAACCCAGATGCGTCGCTGATCTTCTACCGGCGGCACCCCATAAGTGATACGTGCCGTGCAGCGTGACAGTACGGCGTCGTCGACTGTGTCTGCTCGGTTGGTCGTCATGAACAGCACACCGTCATAGTATTCCAGCACTCGCAAGAACACACCGACAATGGCGTTCTGATGTAGGTCACTACCACGCTGATGAATGTAGACGTCGGCCTCATCCAACAGCAACACCGCATTCCACCTGGCGGCTCTGGCAAACACCACCAACAATTCTTTCTCCAGTGCCTCCGGCGTCAAGCCGAGCTGCGAGCATTGCACGTTGTATAACGGACGCCGCATCCCCTCGGCGTACGTCTCAGCAGTGAGTGTCTTGCCTGTTCCCGGAGGCCCTTGACACAACACCACCACACCGCCGCTCTTACCAGCCACCACATCCTGGAAGTTGAGTTTGGTATCCGCCAACAGCACCGCCAGCAGTGCCTCATCACGCTTCGGCAGCACCAGGTTGTCTTTGGCCTTCGAGTTGTATTCGTACTTCGTCATGTTCTGGACGTGAAGCTTCACCCGCTCATGCTTCTTGAGGTGGAAGCAGATGACATACGGATGCGTCGGCACCTCCGGCACGAAGGACGGCACGTATGCTTCGTCCGAATCTGTGTCGTCCCTCTTCTTCTTCTCCTCAGCCGACAACCAGAAGTCACCGTTGATCTTTGTCAACTTGGAAGATGACTTTGTGCCATCTTCGTTCACGAGATCCACGACAACCTTGGCGGGGTTACCTTGCTCATCATCCAGCACAATCGATTGTCGCCAGTACGATCGGGTGTCTGCCAACTCAACAGTGCCGGTACCCAGATACTGCTCACCCACCGCATGAATGACCCCACGAAACTTTTCCAAGAAGTATTCGTAGTCATCACGCAGGATGACGGACTCCAGCACGTACCCCCTCTCCGCCAACAACTGCATCGGAGTGCAACCGCGGGCTTCGTCCGTTCGCCATGTCAGAGACCGCGTACACTTCTCGCCACAGTCAAAATAGACCATGTCAAGTTCCAGGTACGCCGGACTGTCTCGACCACGCGGCGGATGAAACTTGATCTCCGACACGTAATACGGCAGTGACTGTGATCCCGTCGTACCCGACGACGTATGGTAGAGGTGGCGACGTTTGGATCGAGCGACGTACGCCTTCAGGATCCCTTCACCATCCTTGCACGTCTTCATCTTGGGCAGGTCACCAGCCTGGATAGAGATCCAGGCTGACAAATCTCGAATGACCGTCCGCATGCCCTTCTCTTTAGCATACGGGTCGAACAGTGCCTGCAGGCGATCCAACTGATCAGCAGGCCGTCCGGTCAGGTCGATGTCGAAATTATCTCTGTATCGGAATTCGTCAGGATTGACGACGCCTTCATCCGTCAACGTCTTCTTCAGCTTTTCCGCCACTGCGTTCGGTACGCTGATCTTCACTGCTGTTCTCCGTATGCTGTGCAGGTATTACATCCTCATCATACGCCTGAGTCTGCACGGCCGTCGTGATAATTGGAGAGTTTTCCAACTTTTTCTTCTGGCGGTTCCGCAGCTTATCCAGTGCGACCATGGCGCCAATGATGTCGTCGGCCGGCACATCAGCGTAGAACAGCTCCACACTCTCACGAGTAGTACCACCGATGCCTTCTGTCTCAGCCACGGTACGCAGCATGCCCACCTTACCATCCGTCACCACACCCTGTAACCGTGCAGCGTCCATCACACACTCTTTGGCCAGCTTCAGGAATGACGGATCACCCGGCGACTCCTTCACCGTAGTCGTCTCCTGGACATGCTTACCCTTCCCGCCGCACCGCCTACACGGCTCACTCATACCGTCCTTGTTCGTGTAGTTGCCAGTCGCACCACAACCTTCACACGGCGTCACAATCACCTTGTAGTCTTCAATGTCACGTCTACTACGGTCGAACGCATTCAGTGCCTGCCGCAGTATGTCCTCCAACTGCACCAGTCGTTCCTGCTTCTGCATCTCCTTCTTATCAGGATCACGCTGCCCCCACCGCTCCCTGATCTTCGTCACGTCCTTACTGATCTGACACTCACTGACGCCAAACGCTCTCGCTATCACCGCCTGGTTCTTGATACCACGTAATAGCATGTCCTCTATCCGAGTCAGCCGTGCCTCCCGCATGGCATTGTTCTCGGCGATCTTGCCAACCAGCTTTTTCTTCCGTCTCGGCATTAGAAATCCACTTTCACCAGAATCATGAAATGAGTCCACATACCTTAACCATCAGGTACGTAGACATTCAAGCCGAGTATTTTGGAATGTTACGAGTGTTACGTGACTGGCTCAGTCATTATCTCAAGCTATCAGCGTACTCCATCAATCGCAATCGGGCTGTATCAGATGCTTCTAGTTCAATCGGATAGTCTCTCCAGAACTCTACACCAATGTGATTGCCATCAGTCGTGCTACCGATGATCCTGATACGGCCTGACCGCATAAGTGCATCCCACCGGGCGGCAGACTCCCTTAGCTGTTCTTCATGTATCGTCAACATCATGTTTGTGCCTGCCTATGCTGGATCAAATCCTTCAGTGCGTCTTCGTAGTCGTTCGTTTTCCTGTAACAATTCCTCAATACGTCGCTGCGGGCTGACATACACCGTCGCTGGGTTCTGACGGCAGGCGATGAACTTCTCACAATTGTGCAGTTCAACAGCCGTATCACGTTCAGGCGGTGTGTATCCTTCTGAAAGGACCTGATAGAGTTCTTCGTCATCCTTCCAACAACGATCGTCACCTCGCTCATCCCGATGCTTGCGGATTGCCGCCTCAAGATTACGGCACTTCCCTTTCAGCCGATCATTTTCCTCCTTAATGCGACCAATCTGAACAGCCAACAGTCCCTTGCCTTCACCTTCCAGCATCGCTATACAGCTGGCGATGTACCCCTTGAGATCTTCCAGTTCAGCTTCAACGGAAGTAAAGACAGATTCCATCATCGCCTCACAATCACAAATGCCACTTTGGACGGTCCCAGCACATCAAACAGCATCTGACTCACGTCACCGTACTTCAGATTTCCATTGCTGCATCCAGGCGGACTGAGGTAAACTTCTTGAATGCCAGGGGCACCGAACTTCTCCACTTCAGCGACCATGCTTTTAAGCGACTGCTCAATCAACTCTACGTCTGAGTCGAACTTCCAGGACAAGAATGGTTTGGCGTAGTTGAGTTTCTTCGTGGGCAGCATGATCAGTTTCTTCGGGTGGTACAAGTCCACCAACGGCTGATGCGTATCACGCCAGCGGTTCTTCGCACCGTACCACCGTGCAACTTCTGGGTACCGGTCATCGACATCTTTAGCGAGACCAGCACCCATCACGGCACTACCATCCTGCTTCCATCCCAGGTTTGTCGTAATGACAATCCAGTCATTGGGGTGGTAGTTCCAGAGATCGCCGTACACCATGCTGAACATGAATCAATCTTCTTGTTTCTTCTTACCGCCCCGCCATCGAGGATTCTGCTCACCACATCGAGCACCTCTTGGCCGAGCCCCTAAGGGACCGCCCACATACTTCCATGAGGTACCCTTCACAATGGCAATAATGTTGTCCCGTTTACAGCCGTAATCTACTGCAATGTGCTGCGGTAGCTCCCCAGCAGCGTAGCGCTCTCTGATTGTGACAACATCTTCCTCCTTGATCTTCGCCACTGACCTACAAATCTTCAGACGTGTTGCCTGCGACACACCTCGACGTCTATTAGATTCGGCTATCTTGGCTTTTGCTTCTGCTGTGTGCTTTCTTGTAGCGGGGTCACGTCTAAGTTGAGCAATGATCAACTTGATTCGTGTTGGTCGGGCATGGGCACCTCCTGCTCGGCCACCAGTTCTGAGATTGTATCCCTTAGGATGGAGAGTTTCATAAACCTGCATACATTCAATCTCAAGAACGTCCATCTCCTCAGGAGTCACACCATCGAACAAAATCCGCCACTCAAATCCATCATAACCGTACTTCTTCAGAGCCCGCTCAAAGTATCTATCATTTGCAGAAAGTGGCTTCTGCGAAATTCGACGATACCCGCGACGCTCATGGGTAGAGTGAATCGTTTGACCTACGTACTTCTTCCCGTTGGTCAAATTCTTAGCTAGGTAGATTATCCCCATCACCCAAATCTACTATCTTCCCTATCTTGAACTCATCAGAGTGTGTCACGATAACAAACTGCACTCCAAAATCCTCAGCCAACTTTTGTACCAGAACACGAAGTCGAGGACGATATCTGGTAGATAGATGCTTCCACGGCTCATCCAGCACGAGTAATGGGCGTATCGCAGGCCGTGACAGCACCAGGCACGCCAGCCGCAGTGCGAATGCCGCCACATCTACTGCACCGCCACCTGACCCTGTGAGCGGGTCGACTTTGATGTCTTCCCGCACAAATAACAACTCTGCCTCTGTGCGGCCTCTCTTGCGATCAAACCCAATCTGGAATTCGTATGGGTCGTCGAAGACAGACTCCAGGCACTGGCTGACTACGCCGGCGATTTGCTGATGTGCTTCCTGCTGCACAGCCTGAGCAACCAACTGGATGAGTGCGTGAGCCTCCTGCACCTCCGTGTAGTAGTCGTCTGCCTGCATCAACAGCTCACGGGCCGTTTTGAGTGAGCCTACTGCGGACGCCTGCTCAATCCGTTTGCGTTCGACAATGGCTCGCAGGTCAAGGACATCTTCTGCTGGAGTAATCACAGTGCAGCATACTCCTCTTCGAGCACCCTGATTGCCTCATCATACAGCTGACGCAACTCCAATCGAATGGTTTCACGCAGAGTGATAGCACGATCCACCGCCGCCGGGAGCGTCAGACCAAATCCTCCCATCGGCCCCATATTGGTGGCCACCAAACGCTCTTGAATGAAAAACGAATATGTAGCCCCAATCCGCACCCGTTCTGACTTCAAGGCCTCCCACCGCGATTTAATCGCATCGGCCTTTGTCAGTCGCTCTGCGAGTACCGTGTGTTCTTCGATTGTCATTCTGGATTCCGGCACCTGTAGAAGGCGTTGATGAGCCCGCCAATAAACCCAAACAGAAGAAACACCCACCAACTGCCGCCTGCCTTATGCCAGAGATAAAAAGTGACAGCCATTAAGAAGAAGGCGTCACCAGGTTTCAAATCGGCAGGTCGGTATCGGCTCATTTCAGCAGCTCTCCCCACTTCTCTTTGTAGGCAGCAACTTCCGTATTGTACGCCGCCTCGAGTTCCTTCTCCTCTTTTTCCAGTTTGGCTAACAGTGCTTCAGCCGCCTCGATGGAGTCACACCCGTGGTGCTCCTTCAAGTCTTTCAAGAGCTGCTCCAAGGCGCCTTCGGCCTGAGCGACGGCGTTGCGACGCTCATCAGCCTTCTTCTTGATCTTCTCGTACTCTTCGATACTGATCACTGTTCACCCTCTGAATGAGTTGGTAGGCGTAGTCCTCACCATACACACGCACCAATCTCTCCACAGCGTCTATGGATGGATTGTCATGCAGCATGATCTGGTTGACGACACGGACATCCCAATGGCGGACCTTGAAAAACTTCTCAGCCGTGGCACGGTAGTAGATGTCCGCCTCATCAGGCAGGTAGACCGGAGCATCACGTGCCATGTGCGGCCCTACGAGTTGACTACATCTTCCGTGGTATGAGATTCAGCTTGGCGTCGATCTCGGCTTCAACTCGTTTACAGACAGCCAGATCGTAGTCTTCGCGAGTCTGGTCTTTGACCTTCTGGTACTCACGAAGCTGCCGAACATCTTCCACAAACTGCCGCAGGAAATCCAGATCGGGATCCGTCACGCCATGCTCTCCAATGCAAACCGCCGGACATTACTCTCGGGCGGCAAGTTCTTCTGGTCAAGGGCTCGCGTCACCGCCTCACGAAAGTTGAGTGGATCAGCCTTCAGCCGCTTGAGGTGGTCAAGAAAACTCGACACGTCGGCATCCGACTCCTCTCCTACCACTTTGGCAGAAGGCTCTTCCAGGAATCGATCTGCCGACGTGTCTAAGAAATGCGGCTCGATGTGACCGTCGTCGTACAGCAATCCAACCTGCGGTCGATAGTCCTTCTCGTCTGATTTGCGACGCAGCAGCGTGCCGCAATTCATTAGCCGATCACCTATCATAAATCCTTTGTGGTTGTCTCCAAACACTGCTGCGGAGAATCCCTTGAGTTTGGCCTGGTACTTGACGGCGTGCTGCTCTTCGTCGGCACCTGGGTAGCTGCACCCGGCCTTCCAGATGTAGGCATGGACAACAGCCAGATGAACTACACCCGACGACAATTCCACCTTCGGTTTTACTGGCACGCCCCAGGGAAAGCCATGCAGTGCGAGACGGCCGATACGTGACTCGTATCCCGGCTTCAGCATCTGCACCTTACCAGACCGTATCAACGTCCAAAAGGCTGATCGATGAATCTCATCCAGGCGATGATTGGGCAGATCGTGCTGACCAGGGATTGCAAACACACCCCAGTTGAATTGACTGAACACCTCAATCGCAAAATTGGTGAGCTCCGGCTGACCTTCACGTTTCGTGTCCCAACGATCGAAGATATCACCTGCAATGACTAACGGAGCACCTTGAGCAGATGACAATTGCCAGAGCTGCTCCAGCGGGCGCTTCATCGCGGCATACCAATCCGGCTCTGCCGACCTGGCAACCGGTGCTAGGTGGCAGAGGTGGATATCAGAGCAGAGTATCGCGAGGACTTTCATCACTTCATCGGCTGCCCGCATACCGGGCACCGCCCTTGTGTCTTTTCTTGCAATTCAGTCTCAGCCATTTGCAATCTTCGGCGATACTCAACCAAGTCGCGTCGAGTCGTCTTCAGACTTTCCAATTTGTAGAGCAAACGATTAACCTGTTTGCCGACTGCGACATACTCTCGGTGCACCTTCTCCAATCCACTCACATCAGGCACACCACCATCAATCGTACGCCGAGCACGCCGGAGCGGATTGAGAATCCCGTACAACTTCTTGATTTGATCTTGGGCCAATCGACATGACTCAGCATTGGCGACCAAAACCACCAAGTCAGGTACGCCCTGCTGCACTAAATCTCGACGCTGAACCGCAGAATCAACCAAGAATTTGATTCTTCTACGCTGCGTACCTACCTGCAACAACTGGCTCGCGGCCTTACCTACCTTTTTCAGGTATTCCAGGTGCTGCGTTGCGGCTTGCTGGTGGCCCCGTTGGGATCGTGCACTATGCACCTGGGCCCGCAACCGTACCGCAGACGCGGTGGCTACGCGGTGCTGAGTGTGCACGGTTTCGACCGCTTGTAAGTCGGTATGTGCTTCTTCGACCCAGACCAACTCATCTCTCTTAATCTTCGCCTGCTCAACAACAGCACGCCGAGCATCGACTTGATCGGAAGCCTGCCGCATCCTCCGATTAATGTTCTCAAGCGACGTGTCGATGATGCTGAGATCAACAACAGCATTCAATTGCCTCGACACCTCACCGGCCGACAGTGACAGCCAGAAAGATGAATCGTGCTGCCCCTGGAAGTTCACATCGTTGACGTTGAGCAGTTTTACAATGGGCTCAGGCACTCCAGTTCCGAACGCCTTGAACTCCCGATCGTTCAAGAAGTAGAGATTGTCACCAGTCACACCACGCTTGCGAGTGACTGAGTAGTCATCCACAAGGAGCTTGACGGTGCAACCGGAAGAGCCTTCCCGAATAAAGTCCACACCTTGCGGGAAGTTCTGGCACACCCACCGCAGTGCACGAATGATCGCGGACTTCCCGATATCGGACGACCCGACAATCGTCGTCACGTGCGGGTCGAAGTCAACACGAAGTTTTTCGTGTGCCTGAAAGTTCTGGATGAGTGCTGTGCGAATCACCAATCGTCTTCTACTTGACGCGATCGATTGACAGAAGAAGGCACCAGCAACAAATTGCTGAACCTATCTGGATGCAGCACATCATGCCGCCTGTGATGCACATCATAGCCTGACGGTGGAACTCTCTTTTCATTTGCCATCCACACCAACCGATGCAGTGCGACCTTCTTCTTCTTGCCACGGGCACAGATCGTGCGAAGCGATATTCAGGACTGCCGTTAGATGAGCGGTACTCTACCTTGAGTGTGATCCAACCGCTCCACCGCTGTAAATTGTAAGACTGCACACCGACCCTACTCACCACCAGTGTGCCATCAAGGAGGCGTTGCAACACATCCTCATCAGTCAACCCCGACCGACACTGCTCAACGTGGTCCGGCAATTGCTCGACATATCGACAACGGGACCACCACTTCCATCCACACCTAAGGCACTTGAGTCTAAATGACTTCTTGGGCGGCATCGGCCTCGACAGGCACACCCACTTGTCGCCCTTTTCGCGAAAACTTCTGCCTGGGCAGCGACAAGTGGTTTTCGCCTGCATACCGCCACTCCATAAACTTCCACTTTTCAATGTGCTTGATGGGTATCTGGTACCCAGTGATGTAATTCGATTTGGAGTTGAGCTTCACCAGTTTTTGCTCATGGGCCAACCTCCAAATCTCATCAAACGGCACGATAGCCAGCCACTGCGTCCCTATCAACAGTGCAGCATGCAAATCCTCCACAGTCTGGTAAGGCTTCACTCGCACCGCATGCCGCCACACTGCGTAGAACAACAGGTGAGTGGTGCTGAAATCAAAGTCCTTATCCAACCGGCCGTGGTAGATAATGACCTTGCTCGTGAACCCGACTGATTTGCACTCCAGGTAGATGTGTTCACCGATGGACACATCTGGACAATACTCAGAAGATGAAGAGCAGACGTGCCGCTGACCACCCAGCACGCGGGCGGTCAAGTCTTCGTAGAAAGAACCCACCGACGTCCGAGCAGAAGCAATGCTCTTGATGGGTCGATCAAACAGCTGAAGCTGTTGATGGGAAGGTGAGACAGGCCGGCTGATAATCATTCAACTTCATCGCGTATGCAAGAAGGACGAGTGCGTCCGCCTCATTGTGATCCTGCACCTGACGACTCCACATACAACAGGCCGCCTGGAGCATTTGATTCTTGGAGACTTTGTTACCCCTGCCCGTTGCGAACTTCTTCAGCGTAGATGGGCTAACCCCCTCAAGCGGCACCTCGTGCAGTGCAGCCCACAGCTCCAGCACACCAATCAAGTGCGGTACGACCTTATTCGCATGCCCGCGGCCCTGGAAAGAACCAGGCTTCTCATAGTAGATGCAGTCGATGTTCCTCGGTATGTTGAGGAACCGCCAGAAGTTCAACAGCCGGTGACCATTGGTTTCCTCAGACTTGAAGTAGACGAAACCCGACCGCGGCGCAGCGAACGTCGAGCCCCATAGAGCCCAACCCGTCGTGGTCGCGATGTCCAGGCAGAGGACACTCATGGACGTCCAAATTTTATCCTAAGATAGCCAATGTGCAGAGTCCAACCACACGTCTTGTAAGTGGCATCAGGCCAAATCTCTGCACCCTTATCAGGCCACCCATGCCAGCACAACAGAGCGTGATTACCACCCGCACACCAACCAATGCGTATCGGCCACCACCGATACTGCACAGGGCGATTAGATGGTCGCCAACTCTTGAAAAATCCACGAAAGTCCCAGAGTGGTTTTAATCTCATTGCTGCCAAGGAATTCCATTGATGGTGTCGTACGGCTGCGTGATCTCCGCTTCGCGATACCAGCCGATGCCAAACTCAACAAACACCAGGCACACAATCACATTAATCCACCTAGGATGGCTATCAATGTGAAGACCAAGAGTGAAGTTCCCTCTCCACCAGGTACTGCCTGTTCTGGGTCGGTGACAAATGAAGTCCCACTGCCACGGAGTGTACTTGACCTCACTCATACATCAAATCCTCTCACTGCTGATTTGACCACACCAGGCCGGGGACGTCGCCTGTCGCGAATACCCAGCTCCTGCTGTACTCTCATCATCTTCTCAGCTGACCGATCATCCGGTTTCAACTCCGGTAGCACCAACCCCGGAAACGGCAGTCTCACCAGCGATACATTCCGCTTGTGCACGTCCAGGTTACTGAGGATGTTCTGGTATGCCTTGGAGTCTGGTTTGAGCTGATTGCGAAACCACTTTGCCGCTGTAATGTTTCCGACCCCCTCAACCCCTTCTACATTATCACCTTTGCAGCCTGCCAGTGCCTTCACATCCGCCCATTGGCACGGATCAAGCCCATAATACTCTTCTTTGAAACTGACGTGCGTCATCAACTGCTTCTGCGTGGGACTGTACCACTTCACATTGCTGGTCAGACACTGCCACAGATCATCGTCACCTGTGATGATGATCGCCTCGTCTTTCGACTCAACACGCTCAGCACA